TGATGCTTCGGCTGTTGCTGATCAAATCTGCCAACTTGATGGTTTGTGCCTCGGCGGGTGCCTCGGCAGTGTGAGCACGGTCCTGAGCCTTGCGGTAGGCACGATTGCCATCTTCGGGCTTTGACACATCAGTTAACCATCCAACCAAGGTAGCGATATCTATGCCAAACGCCATATGCACATCAGTGAATGTGCAACCAGTGTCTTCCACAACATCATGCAACCAAGCAGCCGCAACCATGTCGGGTGTGGCACCCGGAACACCTGCTACAATCTTGGCAACTTCGGCGGGGTGAACAATGTAGGGCTCACTGGTGTACTTGCGCTTCTGCCCCACAGCCGCATGAGCAGCCATGGCATAGACTTGTGCCTTACGCACAATATCCATGCCACTTTGGTCCATTGTGAAGTTTTCCATACTGTTCTCCTTAGTCCAAAAATATCACGCGACCGTCCTGAACATCAACATCGCCGCTCATGTCGCCCAAATACTCGCCACCGTTCTGCGAAACCCAAACGTCTGCATCTTGTGGCAATTGTTGCAATAGTGCTATCAAATCTGCTATTGTCATTTTGTTCTCCTTTTTGTCTATGTGTGTATTATAGCAAATTGGGAATTTTTGGTCAACTAAAATCAAATACTACAAAAGTATTACTTGTGATGTCCTTTGATCTCGCCCCTCATAGCGTCACGGATAGCGTCTTCCATCAGCATGGCAATTTGACCAATTGCATCCATGCCCATGTCTCGGCAACGATACTTTTCCATGCCACTGATGCCACCGTGCAAGTGGCCATGAAAGTGAACTGCACCCCTGTGCATTTGGTCCCACTCTGCAATAGGATAGTGCAACATCACAATCTTGGTGCCATTATAGTTGACATCCAGGTAGTGATGAACTTCATCAAAACAACTGTGGAAACCTGGATCCTTCAACAACTTTCGATCGTGATTGCCTTGTACCAGGATCTTGCGACCGTTGAGTCGATGCATGTATTCCGTTGCTTTTGCGGCTGGCAAGAAGGCCACATCTCCTAGAATGTATACCAAGTCTTCGGGCTCAATCAAGTCATTCCATTCCCGGACCATGGCTTCGTTCATGTAGTCCACATCATTGCGGAACCTAGCCCGTGACACAGGACAAAAGCTCATGATGTTCTTGTGACCAAAGTGCAAGTCACTGGTGATATATGTTTTCATAGTTGTTATTGTACACTCAAAAGAAAACCCAGTCAAACTGGGTTTGTGTATATTGTATTTCTACAACAGTTAGGCAGCATGCCAGATTTCGTCAAAGCCTTCTTCTAAAGTTGGTTCTTCCCAGCTGGCAATCATGCTGGCAATAACATGCTCTGGAATTTCCTTGCCCGGTCGGCTCAATAATCGACGCATGAGTTCTTTATGCTCAGGTGTCTTGAAAACCACAGCAATATGTTCGTAGTTGGGTAACATATTAAACTTGCGAGTACGGCTTGCAAGAGTAGTACTAGTTTGATCCCAAATGATATCACGATCTAACTCACGAGCCTCAACAACTTGATCAGCCATGAGATCTACCGCAGTAGGCATAAAGTCTGCAAACACTTCACTGTAGGTCTTGCCTTGACGTTGAGCTTCTTGTTCCACGAATGCATCAGTACTGACCATCACACAATCCTGAGTCCAGTCTTGATTTTTGATCCAGGTGCTTTTGCCCGAACCGGGCACTCCCACCATTTGATAACAGCGTGGCATTATTGTTCCCAACCCAGTTTAAATGTACGCCAATCGTCTAGATTGGGCTTTTCGTTTTCATCGTAGGTCCAACCCAGTGCCCGCATCAGACTGTGCTTGACCATCATGTTGGGACTGCGAAAACGCTTGGTATCGTCAAAGCCCATCATCACGCCAACTTCAGTCACAGCACCTGATCTGCACAAACCTGCCATGCAATGCACAACCACGTTCATGCGATTGTCCAGTGCATGTTTCAACAAGCGCACAATTTCTTCAGCTTGAGCTGGAGTAATCTTGGCTTCGTCAGGCCACTTGTCATCACGCTCCACGTCCATGAATTCAAACTTGTGAACTTCCTTGAAGTCATGGGCGGGAGTGGGCCACCATGTAGGGCATGGATCCATGATCTGAATCAGCATTGAGTTTGGGCCAGCTTCGTGATGGAACCTCATGGGTATATCAGCGGCAGCTACGTTTTCAATCCAGGGCATGTTGTTCTCCTAATGCAATATTATAACACGCCTGGAATTCACAGTCAACTAAATGTTCTAGTGGCCCGATGTTGACGTTTGATCTCCACGTGCGAATCTTTAAGCAAGTAGTCCAGACCCACTTTGCCTTGTTCAATTTCCAACAGTGTGGTAACCACAGGTCCGTGTCGATTTTCTTCAATTCGGATAGCATCGCCGCGATGTAGTTCTCGCACTCGGCGTGCCGCTACTAACACTAGGTCGTAACGATTGCCAATGGCTTCAACTGCGGCTTCGTTGCTGAGTCCGGCTGCGGGATCTTTAGGTTCTCTCATTCTGGGTCCTTTGGTATAATACCGTTGCTGTGTCGATCTGAAGTTTTTTCTGTATCCTGGAACAATCTCTGTTCCTGAATTGTTTTCTCCCCGAAAAACTTTCGAGGATTGCCGCACATCACGCAGTTGGAATCTCCGCATGTGGTGGCATGTATTTTGGCTAACCTGTGCTCGGGCCCAGTAGGAAATCCATGAGCCTGGGCAATTTTGCGTTGTCGAGCTATAGCCACATCTGACTTGTGGCGTCGACGAGAATTGATGAACTTAGCTAATTCGTTGCTCATAATATGATAACATTACCATATAAAAATTGTCAATAACTTTAAAAAATTCTTCTAACTTCGTCGCCGGTCCAGCCTTTTATAAGCTCGCCAAACGGAGCAGTATCTATTGGTTCTAAATGTACTGTTGCACTTTGAACGTTATGGTTGGTATTAATGTAATCCACCCAGGCTTGTGCAGTTTCTGCAGATGGCCACGTCCGCACAGTTGTTTGTATTGTGTTAGTATCATCAATAAAAATATCAACTTCAGCAACAAATCCAGGTGCAATGGTCTTGGCCATTTCGTTCATTATGGCAATTTGTGCATGAGATGGATTTCTATGTGCTGATGTTAAATCCTGTAGCCAAACAATTACGGTAGTGATCATATAATTCTCCTAAAACAATATTTATCTGTGTATTACAAAGAAAAACCCCGGGGCAAACACAAAACATTCCAAGAGGTCTTGTGTTGCGATCCGGGGACATGTTCAACAATTTACAGCAAACCTTCTGCAGTCAAAAACTGCACTGCATCTTGTGCAATTGCAATTTCTGTGCGAACGTTAATTTCCAACAGTTCATCTTGCAGTTTCTGCTTGGCTTTTTTGGCTTCAGCTGCCGCAGTACGAAAGCCCCGGATGTCTTCGGCACTCAACACACTGGTGTCAACGGTACTAGCGTAGCCGTAAATGCTACGACGAGAGTCGTCTTTGCTTTCACGCAACTTGTTCAGTTGACCTTCGACCACCGCAGCACTTTCACGAACCTTTTTGCCAGCCAGTCCGTTGTAGAACTGCACTTGCTTTTCCAACATGGCCACATCAGCCAACTTGACATCTACTCCGGCACCTGCGTTGGCAGTGCTCACGGCCTTGCGGATATCGTACATGGCAGTGATCAACGCAGTACGACGAGCAACGTTTGCTCGAAACTCAGTAGCCACACGAGCGATTTCAAATTCGCCAACCTGGAACTCGTTGATCTTGACATCAGTTTCAACGTTGATGTTTTTGACTGCCTCGCCAATGGCCAGTTGCAGTGCGTTTGCTTTGCGTAGAGTAATTTTCATTTGTTGCCTTTTGATTGTAATGCAAGGGTGGTAAGATAAAAGTCAAGTAACAGACTGTGCAAAATGCATTGATACCGCGTTTGACGAGGTATCACAAGCAAAGAACAAAATTCAAAGCACAGGGGCCTGTATAAATCCAGTTATCAAAATGCAGTATTTTAGTGGACCGGAACACACAAGCACGATCGTTTTCAAGACGATTGCCATTGTATAATTCAGCTTTATGGGCTGAGTTTGGCATGAAGCCAAACGGGTCTATCCTAATCTACTCTTACCTTACCGGCCAATGCATCTCTGCACTGGCAAAAACTAATTGTACACTAGACTCAATTACTAGTCTAGTGCGTTTGGACAAACTCAAGCAACCTTGAGTCCTTTGAAGCGGTCAGCGGCATAGCTGGCAGCAAAAGCTTCAGGTTTCACAAAAGGCACAACATTGCACACACCTTTGATGTAGCCTACAGCCTGACTAATAACACAGTTTGAACCGTGAATTTCGTTGGGGTTGATGTCCAAGTGAACTTCAACGTGTCGATCTTCCAATACTTCAGCCAGTTTGAGATACAGTTCTGAAACCTTGTACACTTCGGTCATGAGTCGCATAGCAGGCTTGCCGGGCTTGGCGTCCCACACACGTTCGCGATGCACTTCGCCAAACAGTTTGCAACCGTTGTTGCCGTTGATGTGAACCACAATGGCCAGCACATAATCAGCATGCCATTCACCGTTGACCTTGAGTCGTTCTGAGTCACAGCCCAGATAAATCTTGGTCTCTGGGCCTTGCGCTTCGATAAATGCCTTGACTTCTTCTAGGTTGATTTTCTTCATACTACTTCTTTCAAAAAACTTGGTGCTCCGGGTGGGACTCGAACCCACAAAATCTGGATTTTGAATCCAGCACGTATACCAATTCCATCACCAGAGCTATTGTATTTTATGCACGAACTCGGCGTGCTGCGCCAATTCGACTGGCCTTGTTCCAGTCATAGGCCACGCCATCAGGGCATACACCGTTTTGTATGCTGTCTACCCCAAACCGACCGCACACTTCAAAGTCTGGACCTTGGATAGTCACAAACTCGTTGAGCAGTCGGGCATGCGCCATAGCCAACTCCAGATTGGCAAATTCTTGTTGATTTATCTTGTACATGTGTTGATTATACTTTGTCAGTAATTTTCTGTCAATAAAAACTGCAAACAATCCGGTTTCGCCAGGGCGTGTGGTTGTGAACCATCGACATGAATTTAACACTCACAATAGATAGTCCGTGACACCGGAAACAATCAGGGACCTCTCATCCCGGCAACTGATCCATAGAAGGTGTGTATCTCTACACAGAGCCTCAAGGGGTATTACCCCTGCACGTTGATTTGTTTGCAAAAATGGCAGCGCCTTCGGGAATTGAACCGTCTACTTGCGAGTTTGGACCTCCCAAGATCAGCCAGAGTGACGCCATAAACTTGGTGCCCAGGGCGAGACTCGAACTCGCAGCGAACGGCTTCTTAGGCCGGTGTGTATGCCATTCCACCACCTGGGAGTTGTTTGGTAGGTCATAACGGTATCGATCCGCTGTATGTGCAATGTCAATGCACCGCTCTACCTTTGAGCTAATGACCTGAGTGTGCTGACTACTTGTCCTATTGTACTCCGTCAGCAAAGGAGAATACTGGTGTCTCTGACCAGAATTGAACTGATATCTAATTCTTAGGAGGAACTTGTTCTATCCATTGAACTACAGAGACTGATTGTTAGCCTTGACTGTTTACTTCACGCAAACTGTCTCGACGAATCAAAAATTTGTGGGTCTCGCCCTCACGACGTACACTCAGGAACTCCTGTCCTTCTAGTGTGCGAACCATGCGAACATTGTCACAAATGTAGCGTTCAAGTGTGATCTTGTTTTCAAATAGTTTTGTTTTGTTTTCCATCACTGTGTCCTTTACACTTACTTATTGGCGGAAGGCAGAGGAGTCGAACCCCATCCCATTTCTGAGAACCTGGTTTTCAAGGCCAGTCGCAGGACCAACCCCGCTGCATTACCTTCCGTTGTTTGGAGCACAGGGTGAGATTCGAACTCACGGTTTTAGGGATTTGCAATCCCTTGCGTTGGGCCGCTCCGCCACCTGTGCACTGATTGGTCTCGGTAGCAGGAATCGAACCTACGCTCCAACGTCCCAAACGTCGAGTGATACCATTTCACCATACCGAGAAAATATTAACTGGGGATCATTCTAGGCAAAAAGGGCACTGCTCTAGGCCCATGCCGCTGTTGCAACAACAGACGAGCTTCCTGAGCATCGTTTGCGCCCACACGGTCTGTGAACTCACGACCGTTGACTCTTACAGTTGCTTCAAATAATTTCATACTGTCTTTCAAAATTTGGTACCTGGTGTCAGACTCGAACTGACATCGTTCTCCGTGTAAAGGAGATGCATAACCTCTCTGCGCAACCAGGCAATTATACTTTTACATCAACCTTGGGGTTGTAATGCGTGGGCACCAGCTCGCCCACTCGATTATAGAGATATTGCACAACTTCGATGTATTTTCTATTAGTCACAGGATCTTGCACAGTGCTATACAAAGTGGTTCGATATATGTTGTTGACTATGTCTCTTACTGCTGATGTGCTTTCGATTATCATGCTATAATCCTTTGGAGCGGGGTAGGGGAATCGAACCCCTCGCTTTAGCTTGGAAGGCTAAGGTATTACCACTATACGAACCCCGCAAATAAAAAACTAAGTGTACACCCAGTTACTACTAAGTAAATCTATGATTGCTATAGATTTTGCACCCGGACAGCACGGACATTTCTTAGAATATGTAGTGAACAATTTTATTTATAATATTGGTGTTCCCATAGAAAATATATTTCAGTCTTCGGGTGCAGCACACAACATTAATATTTGTGCTGAGTATCAAGCATCTAAACAAGCGTCATCAAGGCACTATTCATCTTTTAATTGTCCATATCCTAAAGATGCTGAAAAGATTGTTTGGATCAAACACGACCCTAGCCTAGATTTTATTCTACTGTCCAACATCTATCATAGATGTCATCCAAAAGCAGTAACCGGGATGGATGTTAATATCAACGAAATAGCTCAATTACATCGAGACGGAATGTTTGATTCCAATCAGACTCTAAGCAGTTTAAGAAACAATTGGTACGCAAAATTAAAAGAAAGACATTTCAAACAGACTGAATTAAAAAAAACTACCACTCTGCCTGTGTTTGATTTTGAGTATTCTAGTTTTTTTTCTTTGGCAGCGTTTGTTGAACAGCTTCAACAGTTGGCAAACTTTTTAAATTTTACTTTTGTTTATTCTCAGTCATTTGTTGAATTATATCAAAAGTTTATCAGTGTCAATCAAGGTTACAGTCAATACTGCACGGCGTTAAAAATTGTTGATTCAATTTTAACCAATCAAGCATGCCCAATAGATCAAGACAATTGGCAAATCCAATCATACATCAATTATTGTTTAAGTAATCTTTTCAAGATTCACAATGGAGTGTTGCATGAGTGCGATCAATATCCAAACAATACCCAGGACATACATAAACTGGTAATTAACTTTGTTACCAATTACGACAAAATATTTTAATTGTTGTGATAATAAATTTTATTCTCGCCACGATTGGGCCAGTAGTCGATTTTGTCACCAGTTCTGTGAATGTCTACCGTAAGACAGTGCAAACCTCCATCCCAGAATCCCCGGGTTTTAAAATCAACCACATGCACATTGAATCCCATTGATTCTAGTCTTCGGCAGGCAAAATCATCTTCGGCGATGCAAAATATGTTTTTTTCATCAATCACCAACATGTTGACCTCAAACACAGTTTCTTGACTGTTACCAATCCATTTGCTGGCTCGATTCAATATAGTATCGTTATAAATTTGATAATCGTACCCTGTGGCCCACCAACTTCCAGACTGCCAATTTCCAATTCTACCTTTTGTAGTATCTGTTAGAAAACATACCTGCCAATCTGGAAAAGTTTCATTGTATTTTTTTCTATAATGTGTACTAAAGATGTTACCAGGTGATACTGGACAAAAAACACCATCAGAGTGTTCGCCTGTGTGAGTAACATGTACTCGATAATCTTTAGAAAAAATTTCTGCCTGTGTTATAAAATATTCGTACCCTGGATTTTGTCGGTCAATGTCTAAATAAAGATCTTGACCCACACGAACTGTGCTGGGAAACGGAACATAACACATAGCGTCTGGGATTGATCGGTCCAGGACCTTTACATTTAAATTTTGCGATTGATAATTAT